AACGCATCCACCTGATCATCATGTGTACCAGAACTCGGAAAGCTCGTAAGTTCTTTCTCAAATTCTACTAACCATTTGGCGTTTTTCAAAAAGTAGATCGTGCCATTTTCTACTCCTGCTGCTGCTGGTACAGCTCTAGCTGTCTTTGATTTATCTGCTTTGAGATTCTTTATTGGTAGCCCCTGCCTCCTAGCCATCTGAATAATACCTAGTCCAAAAGAAGAATCCTCAACACCAAGCCATGCAAGATCAAACTTTTGTATTGTATATTCTATTCTTGGCACTAAATCAG